CCGTTGGTACACCGGGCTTTAACTCATTACTACTGTCAAAATAGTACCCAGTTGGGGGAACAAATTTAATTAATGCTCCTTCTACAATAAATCTAGCATTGTTACTGGCAGTAGATCCGATGGCCACTGGTGTACCGGTACTATTGACAAAATACCCAGTGGTTTCATTTACTATCGTAGTACTTTCATGCCATGAATAATTTAATGCTGTTAAATCTGGACGAGAAAAATTAGCGTAGTAAAATTGTCTAGTCGTGGCTTTTATCAGTATAGGCGTTAAATCATTTAAGATAACATTGTTGATGTCATTGGTAGTTTGCCAGGTAAATGTAAATGCGGGTGTGGTATTTGTATACCACATAGCGCCATCAGAACCAAACACATTAGTAGAAGAATATTTTCCAGTTGGATCAACTAAGTCAAGATAGCGACTGGTTCCGATAGAACTGCGATTTAGTGCGGCACTTTTAATGATAGAATTGTACGTGGTAAACGGGAAATTAGTATAGTCCTCTCCGTTTACCATGCGATTTTGTGTGTAATAACGAGCAGGGGCACGTTCTTTGATCTGCGTAATAGTTTCTCTAGGAGCTGCATTAGTGACTGGCGTTGTCAACCCGCAGGTAAAGGTAATAGTTTCAATACTACCAGTACGACTCACATACGAGATAGGTATTGATACTGACTGCATTTGTTCGGGGTTAATAATATATTGTAGTCCATTTGATGCGCGGACATAAGTTCTAAACTGACCAACTGGAATCGCTGAGAATACATTATCACCAAATACCATTGTTATTTGATCATTGGTTCTACTGGCTACAGAAAATACTGTGCGTAGAGTAGGTGTCATTTGCTCAACGGCCGCGGCATATACAGACGGAACCATGCGCCACTCTGTACGTAAATTACCTAAATTATCTAACTGATATAACCATACATCTGTGTTGTTGATACCATCTATATTGATATTAACAGTACGATTAGCGATGCTCTCAACTAAATTAAAATCTTGACTTTGTAATACACCCTGTTTAAAGTAAAAGAAAAACCCAGTATTGCCACTAGCATAACCTAGCTGATCGTTTCTAAATAAAATATTAAACTGACCATTAGGCAAAGGGGGCGGTTCGTAAATATAAGTTTCGTTTAATGAAGTGGCGTTAACGGCTTCGAACGGCATGTTGATGCCATCGATGGTAGCAGTATAGGGAATCACCGGAATGTAACCCGGTACTAGATTAACCGTATACTCTTGTGTGTCCACACCTAATATAGTTTGATTGTTACCAGGATTACCCACTCTTTGTGTATCAACTAGTGCGGCGTTAACAATAGTTATGAACTGTTCTTGCCAATCAAAATTACTGGGATCAGCCCAGTTAACGGTGACGTTAGAAAGACTAACGCCATTATAATCTGTTAAATTTTCTGTAGTAGATACAGAAAATACTTTGAGATAACCATTGGCTTCGCTGTTACGTTGAGGAGTATAGGAAACTAAGTTAGCTAGTTTAATTACGCTGTCTCTACGTTCTGCTGTGTCAATGTAATTTTCTCGGGTATTTAAGTCCGAGCGAAATGCGAGACTCTGGCCCATAAAGGCCATGACATCAAGCAAGGCGATGAATTCTGAAGATTCAATATAGTCATTAAACGTCTCAGGATAATATTGTTGTAAATAGTCAACAAAACTTTTGCGTAGTGTTTCAAAATCGTAAGATTGAAAATTACCCTCGCTATAAGTTTGGTATATTCTTTTCCAATCTTCTACCCCAAAAAGGACTGTTTGTCTTGTAGTCGTTGCCATATTGTTCCTAGTATACGATATTTATACCAGAAATAAACTGGGTAGTTTAACTCACACGTAACTTGCGCTACGCTGTGTTTGATTAAAGAATATAGATAAAAGCTGTGCGTCAGTAGTAGCCACAGTTTGTAGTTGGATTTGTATTAACATCCCGTTTTCTTGGGGAAACATATAGATATTGTTGATGTATATACGTGGATCGCCGCCGGCTACACGCTGAATTTCAGTATAGATCGCAGATTGTGTTTCTGATGTTTGATTTTCAAACAAATAATCCCATAACAAAGTACCATATCCAGGTCTGCCCACTAGCTCACCTTGCCTAATATTAAAAGCATTCAGCAAGTCTCGCTTTATCAAGTCGAAGTCAACAAGAGTAAACTGTTTATTTTGATTAATTGTGTTGAATCCGATGAATGTGGCCATGATATATTACTTAGCCAAACAATTTACCAGCTATCTTAACTGTTTGATTGGCTATATTAGCCGGTACACCAGTTGAAGTTAAAAGTCCAGCGGCAGTCTTTTGTAATCCGTTGAGTAATGATTGTGCTTGTGCGATATCTGCGCTTTTGCCAAGACTTGATACACTAGGTAAATCATACGAAGGCGGAGTAATCTTACTACTACCAATCACACGTATGTATGCTGCATCTAATGTACTACGATTAACAGTATTACTGAAACCCCCTGCTGCTGAGGAGCCACTACTTAGACCGCCACAAGAGAGATCAGCAAAGACAACACTAAATTGACTACTTACACCTAGAGAATTTAATGCTGTAGTTAAATTAGAACCTAATCTGCTGGCAGAGGATTGTAAATTAACAGTAAGATGGTCAATGCCAGCAGGGGTAAGCTGATTAGTATTTGCTGCCCATAAATTAGTAGTGCCTACTCCAAATTTGCTGCCGTTTGCTATTAATGCGCCAACATCACCTTTAAGTGAGGTTGTGATAGAGACCGCAGCATTGTTAAGTGCCGGTATGGCAGCAAGTCCACTAATTTGTGTTAGCCCGCCGTGTAAATTGGTAGTATTTGGGTTAAACCCAACTGCCCCCGAAGAAAGACTTGTTATACCATTATTATAAATTGATACTGCGTCTGATCCTAAATTTGACAAACTGCCACTTATTGTCCCCACTGGCGGGTCTGCTGGCAAAGAACTAATATTTCCATTTAGCCCAGTTAATGTGTTTATACCAGACAATATATTTCCTGCTACTGCTTGAAGTAGGTTATTGTTAGCGGAATTAATGCCAATCCCACTAGAGGTTAATAACGTCAGTGGAGTCACTGATGTCAGTATCCCGTTGTTAGTATAGACTTGCCCGGTACTGACACTGGGAGTTGTAACTGCGGGAGTAGCAGGAGTTATAGTTCCAGTATCTACAAAACCATTGTAACTTTGTAACATTAGTTTGTGCTGAATTTGATTTTGTAAAGCGTCATCGCAAAGTATATTGTCAACTGTTACTACTCCGTTTACACCACTCCATGGTGCGGGTGATTTCATAAATTCTATAAAATTATTAGGATTTTGTTGTGTATTTTCATTGATAGGGCAGTATCTGCTGGAATAACCTGGTTTAATATATCCGGCCCGCTCTAATTGTATACTATTGAAACCATATTTTCCCACGCCTTTTTCTTGGGTTATATCACAAGAAGATTGATTAACAGTTGACGCAATTTGTGCCATCAACGCTTGAACTTGTGTTGAATTTAATACTCCAATGCCCAGAGGTTGACTATCTATTAGTCCATTTACTAGACCAGTTGGATTGCTTAGTACCTGGGCGAAATCTGCTTGATTAATCGGGTTTTGAACTGCAGTAGTGGCGAGATTGGGTACTGGTGCTACGATAGGTAATTTAGATACTATAGCTAGTAATGTTTGATCATCTACTCCCGCTGTACCGCGCTGTAGCCTCGATAATCCAAAATTTGTTAAAATTGTAGAGGGGCTTGATAAAGTGTCACCAGGTTTATATCCAGCGAATGTACCCGCCGCAACCTGTGAATAAAACATTTTATCGGCAGCGGTTTGTGTAGTGCCCTCTGGGGCATTGAGTACATACGTTGAGCCAGATGGTAAAGTGTAGGTAAATTTAGACATTTTTGCGATTACAGACTGTTCACTTGTGCTATTGATACACCAGGAGGCAACGCAGGAGCCCCAGGCGGCGGAGTATTGGTACCGCTGTCTAAATTAACATTTACTTGAACACCTTGATTGTGGTATGGCCAAGGTTCATGAGCAGGAGCTCGTGTTACGATACTGGTTAGTTGTGTAGCTGAAACTACCCAACCAATTGAGGCATCAAATTCAGCATCGGGCATTAGATAATTATTTGCTTCTTTTGGCGCTGCTAGCGATGCAGCAGAGCTTGATGCGCCAGAATTAAGATCGATACCCCCTGCGTCTAATGCTAATGAACTACCAGCGTCCCATGCTCCCGTTTTACTACTTAAAGATAATGCGCCGTTGGCTTTTACACCTATACTAATTTGACTGAATAAACTGGCTACTCCTTTGGCAGTTAAATTGAGAGGTCCATTACTTTGTAGTGTAGTGGTGGTATTCCCCAGCATAGTTAAATTTCCACCAGCGTTGATATTGATGTCTTTATCAGCATGTAAGTTTAATGTGCCTTCTGTACGTAAATTTATACTGTTTGTAGTGTAGACGTCTAAGGTACCTTCTTGACCTAACTCAATCCATGCTTGCCCATTAGCGTGGCAAATATAAAGACAATTTCCGTCATCGCTTAAGGTAATTTGATGACCTTTAGCGGTACGGATGCGTACTAGCGCATTATTGCCCGCTATATCGCCATCGTCCATTACAAAAGAATGCCCGCCACGGCGACCTACTATGTTAAGATCTTCTACTTTTACTGATCCAGATGCTACTTGTTGCTGTATGGTTGCATCAAATAATCCGCCCTGATATATTGGTCTACCAGGCGTACTAATGCCATAGACTGTTGACGGACTTTCACGTTGACTAGAACTTGTAATAGATCCCCGTATAGGATCATTGATTAATCCCTGTTGAAACAATGCGCTGGCAACATAACTATGTACTGGTTTTTCTTGATTGAAAAATTGTGGGGCTTCGTTGATAGCTGTGTTTTGCGGAGCGTTGTTAATTTCAGCCACCGGCAGTGCTGAACTATTGGCAAAATATATTTTTTGATCTAAATTTTGATCAACTGGATTCGTAACTGCTCCAATTGCCGGAACCATGTGATTAATACCTTGATCAGGCAAACACCCTACATAGTAACCTTGGCTAGGATCTCCCGCAATAAAAAAACATAATACCGACACCCCAATATCTGGTGGTGTCATCCACATGCCATAACTTTGTTGATTATTAGTAGAACCGTACGTACCTACGCCAGTTGACGTGCTAGTTTTTGGTGTTGCTCCGAAAAATGGAGGACAATATCGCACCGTACGCCACTTTTCAACAACAGTTTTATCCGGGCCACTAAACTGTTTGATATAAACTTTAAGACGACCTTGCCTAGTAGGGTCAATATTGTTCATTACTTCCCCACTAAACGGACCAAAATCCGTGGGTGTGCCTGCGCGATCAAATTTATAATTTGGCGATCTACCTGTTGTGCGAGGCGTGTTATTTGCCATTAGAAATCTCCTAGATGGTCGTCAGCATCTTCAGACGGAGCCATAATTTGTGATTCTGTATTTACCTGTACATGCGTATTGCCAAAAACTTGTGTAGCTGAGGAAGTTTGCGAAGGGCTAAGGATTCTCACACTAGGAAGGCTATCAACTGTTGTGTTTATCAAATTGATATTATTGATTAATCCTGCTGGCAAACTAGTTAAACCAGTACCTGTTAAACCAGTACCTGTTAAACCAGAACCTATTGACCCAACGGCACCGGGCAGTTGAGTGCTGAGTAAACTGAGATATTGCCCGTTAGAAAATGGTAGCTGGCTTGGGTTAGCTAACTGTGGTAATGCGAGACTTACTATAGACGAAGCATTAGCACCAGCGACGGGTATATTGTTGAATGCCGTTCCATTGGTCCACGAGCCAGGACTGAGCCCGCTCAACAAACTATTAGTCGTAATCGGAGCAAGCAACGCACCAACATCATTAGAGATAGGTTGTAAACTGGGAGTACGTGTTCCTGCCTGTGGTTGATTTTGCGCCGGGGTCACTGCGTTACTAGCAGCAGAATCTCTCCCTGTTGCGGCAGTGGCATTTATTTGCTGTTGTCCTAAATTTGTTAACAGCATTCCGTGTAGATCTTGCTCAAACTTTCCTTTACTAAATGTACTTTTAACG